CGGCGTTGCGATAGAGGATTACCCAACTCTGGCAATCGCCAAGAGGCAAGCTGAGATCCAAATCAATAAACCTAAAAGCAAAACACTCTTTGATGAAGAACCAAAGCAGACTGGTTATGAATCGTTACCAAGTCACGAGGCTCTTTTTAGAGAAGACCCTGAACTGTATCAGAGATGGAAGGATGGAGAGGTACGCGAGCTTAGTTACTACTCCGATAATCCAGAGCATGATGGTATTTACTTCGACTGGGTTGATGCTGGACTAGGATATCCTTGGCCTAGACTTGTTCGAGGTAATGAGAGCGTATGGGAGAAAAATCGATTTTACGTTCAAAACGCCGCATCAGATCTGAAGCTAGAAGATTACGTTAAAGGGCCTGCTAAGCCATTGCCTCGGTCGCCTAAGTCGAAAACTGAAAAGCCAGTAGTCGTTAGCGAAAAGGCGAAAGATCTAATTGATGCAGCATCGGATAAAGCAGATGAGACAGTTGTCCCTGCTGTAGATAAAGCCAAAATTGCTCGAATCGACGGCTGGGTAAGGTTCTTGGGGAATGCGACAGAACCTAAGACGCAGCGACCTAAGTACTCGCCTAAAGAGATCGAGATCGCAAGGCAGGTTGCGTACGGCGACATAGAAAAGGCACTCATCGAGGAGCGACAACTAAAGGCTCGAAACGCTGCGCCGAGAATTGGCGTGATGAAGTTTGTTCAGTCAGCCGTAGCGAATAAGATACTGCCTGAAGGAGCGGTACAGGAAGCTAGTCAATTCGCAAGAAATTTGATAGTCAAAGAGCAGCTATCAAAAATAAATCCCGAATCCATTAAGACTGCTGCACAAGCAGAGATGCTGGCGACAAGAGATATATTTACAGAGCTTAGTCAAGAAGATAAGGCCCTCTTCACTGGCTCAAAAGATTTTGGCAAACAGGTCGGTGAGGCATACAGAGACATCCTGGCTAAGGGCCAGGTGTCAAAGCAAGCTAAGCCACCTAGTACTCTGGAATCCGCTGTTGCGCAATCCATCGATGACAGTCCCGCATCTGGTTCCACTACAACCCAGATTAACCTTAATACGCTAGAAGGTTTGCCCGATGACGTAAAACCAATCATCGGAGAAATGACAAGCAAGATTGGTAAGCGCTTGTTTGATGACGTAAAGGTAGAAATGGGAGGCATGGGAAGGAGTGCGGATGTAGCGGGAAGCTATGACTTGAAAAATGTATCCATTCGGATCTATGATGCAGCAGTCAAAGCGGGTGAAATCGATAAGACACTAATACATGAGCTTTGGCATCACTTATCGACATACCTTCCGGAGGAAGAAGTCCGTTCGATCTATAGAGAATATGAAGACATACTTGCAAATTACAAAATGAATCGGTCAGGGCCAATTCCGTATGAGCTGAGTAATGTCGACGAGTACTTTGCGTTTACACTCACGGAACTTACTAAGAAGTATGTTGGTCGCGAAAAGCCAGTGACACTTATTGGCAAGACGTGGGCTAAGATAGTTGATGTGTTTGAGTACATCTGGGATGCGATTCGCCAAACACTTGGCTACGATCAAACTAAGGCCATCATGAAGAAGTTCCTATCCGGCAAGAAAGCAGATGCCGCTAGAGTTTCTGATCAAGCAATGGCGATCCGTATGGCTAAGAAGGTTGATCCGCGCGATCCGACTGGGATTTTTAACAGGAGTCTTAATGCGAAAGTCGAAGACATAGGACTTGGCGACATCGATTTAGAAAACGGCATACTGTACTCCATGCTGGATGAAACTGAATCGTCTGTAAAACAAACTACAACAAAAGCGTTTAAGAAATGGTTCGGTGACTGGGAGAAAGATCCAAAGAATGCGAGTAAGGTTGTTGATGTAGATGGTAAGCCGCTGGTGGTTTATCATGGAACGACTGCACTAGAAGACTTCTCTCGTTTCAGTAATCCATACGCTGAGGACATGAGTGGTAACTTCCACATGTTCTCTGATAACCCAGAATATTCTGCCAACTTTTCAGACGGCAAAAATGGCAGGATTTTTCCAGTATATCTTGATATCCGAAACCCACTTGACCTAACCTCTCTTCCTAGCAGGAGAGGCGATGTGAGGATTAAGCTGGAGAAACTTCTTAGACAGGCTGGCTTTGAGGATCCAGAATTACTTAAGTCGATTCCGCACGAGCGTGATTTGTTTCAGTTTATAAATCATGGCCAGATGAAAAACGGAAAAACATTCCGACAGAGATTGGCAGATGAAGCAGAGAAGCTAGGCTATGATGGGATAAAATTTAGCGATGCCTTTGGAAACCTAGAGAAAGGTGACATTAACGGCAACACTTTCGTGGTATTTGATAGCTCGAAAATCAAGTCTGCTACTGGCAACCGTGGTACGTTCGATCCAAAGTCCGGCAACATACTTGAATCAAATGCGCCACCTGCGCCTGCGTCTCTAACTTCAGAGCAGATTGCCGAACAGCTCTCCGGGTTTCGATCCGCCAAGATCGGCAAGGGAATTGATACTGCTGCTCAAACAGTACTTGACTCCGCACTAGGTCGATCTCTTACTGCTCTGTTTGATCAAAGCGTTCTTGGGCAGCTATCTAAGGCTGGCCAAGAAGCAGCACGATTGGCATTCACTGGATACAGAAACGCCATCTATCGAGAGCGTATGTATATGTCCAAGTTCCTAAGGACTTGGTACGAGACTCCAAGTATTCGCGAAGATGAAATCATCCGATCTGAGCTTGCTCCTATCGATGAGTACATTGCACGAGCAAACGGAAACAAAAAGGAAGCTGCTATCGCACAGCTCGTTGATGCAAGAAAGATTCAAAACCAACGAGTCAATGACATTAGAAGGCTTCTTGAGGTGGGCATTCGGGATAGTGAAGGTCGCATCATACGTGAAGCAATACCTGTCTCACCGGAGCAGCTTCCCTCGTGGGTGCAGCCTCAGCAAAGGCAGCAGATTGCGGACATGATAACGTCGTTCAGATATAAAACTCTGAATATGTTGCGTGATGAAAATGCAAACGGCGTACTGACTGAGGCAATTGATGGATACTTCCCTCGTCTGCTGTCAGAGCTTCCTGGTAGCAGCTCTATGCCGTGGAATCCAAACTACGGCAAGCTGCTTGATCCTGGTCATCCTAATCAGAAGAAGCGAACATCTTATCTGGTTGGCTATAGTGACGGGACTTCTGTCATTAACGATATTTCTGTCGACCCACAGTTCTCTGGTAAGCACACAGCCAAGAGAGTAAAAGAGAAACTGACTCGCAAGGAAGTTTTGCCGGAAGCAAGACTGCTGTGGCAAAAGTATGGGGAACGACTCGATCCAAGGTACGCCGAGCTTTCATTCGATCAGTTGATGCTCGAATCTCCAGGTCTAGCGGAGAAGGTTGAAGGGCTCACAAGATCCATGATGGAGCTTGATCCTGCTCACGCGAAATTCCAGATCCCACTTTTCTCAAACGACCTTTTTTCTGGGTTTGAGTTGCGGCTTGAACATCATCATCGATCCATAGCTCACGCCAAGGCTATCCAAAAGCTAATATCAGATCATGCTACATCCAGAACTATGCTCGACTACGACAAGAACGGTGTCACTATCAGCAAGGTTCTTGAGAAATCTTCCTATGATGATCCAAGACCAGTCAAGTTGGTACTTGGTAACATGCCGAAGAAAACTATTCTGGAAGCTGATAAGACTTTCTGGAATACTATGGTTGCGAATCGTGCGAACCTTATCAAAAAAGCACTTCAAGAAAATAAAGACTTCGTGATTGACTTAGATGGGCAACGAGTACCTCTTAATGTGCAGCAGGGAACTGCGATATTTAAGAACATCATCACTCCAAACAAAAAGTTTAACACGACTAACTATGACCTGATGATTCAGCACAATCCAGCCGATCCATCAGATCCAAGTGCTGCACTGTTTTTTGCTGTTATCGACGATGGTATACCACAAGAACTAAATGTCAGCATACCTAACCCTCTTAACGCTACTGAAGCACGATATCGATCGTCACTGCCTGACGATATCCTAACAGAAATGATTGTTGTCCCTGAAGATGTAGCAGAAGCTATTGGTAAGTTCGTTAAAGGGCCGAGGTCACTTGAGGAAGTTAGGCCGATGATTCGTGGCTATGACAAGCTTACGAATATGTGGAAGATGATGCAGACGGGTATGTTGCCGTTTCTCTCCTTCCACACTCGTAACCTTGGCAGCGGTCAGGCATCTAATTTGTTTCTAGGGACACAAATAGATCCACGGTTTTCCGAGTTTAACCTTGCCAATCCAATGACCTATATTAATCCACTGAGGTCTGTATTGGAGCCAATGCGTGATGCGCATCGCATTGCAACCGGCCAAACCATTCCAGGTATTTCCGAGGCACCAATCTTTGCTGGCAAGAATCTTACCGACGAACAGGCTACCGAAGAGCTACGTAAGATCATCTACGCTAATGCTATCGTAGGTGAGAAGCAAGGTATCTCTGCTGAGCAGTTGATGGATACGATTGGGACTGCTGCTACTCAGTATCCAGGTGTTGACGGTTCAAGAAGTGTCAATCCTCTGCGTGGGCAATTCTCGCCGCCGGTGCCTGAATCGACCTTCGCGCAGAGATGGTTCATGCCTTGGATGAGTAAAGGCGTTTTGGCTGACAAGGATATATTCCGACCAGGCCAGCTAGGTCGCGATCTGGGTCAGTACACCGAGTCGCTCAATAGGCTCTCGCCTTTCATTTCTATGATCCGGCGAGGCTACGATCCTCAAGCAGCGGCAGCATTAGTAAACAAGGCTCAAGTGGACTATACTATGCTGTCCAACTTCGAACGCGAGTACATGCGCCGAATGTTCCCATTTTATAGTTACACCCGAGGCGTTACGCCGTTTGTGTACGGACAGCTTATGGAGCGACCTGCTGGTGCGATGGGTCGTCAGATCATTGCGACCACCAGAGCAGGTCAAACTGACGAGCAAGGGGTCACTCCGGACTACATCCGAGAGACAGCCAGCATTCCGCTTGGTGTGTCAGAGGATGGAACTAGGAGCTACATCACTGGTTTCGGTATGCCGTACGAGGATCCTCTACAGTTTGCACAGATCGCACGAGGTAATGTGTCGGGCCTGCTCAGAGAGCTTGGCTCACGACTCAATCCAGTACCTAAGTCAGTCATCGAAACAGCAACAGGCCGATCACTTTATCAAGCAGGGCCGTTTGGTGGTCGTGAAATTGAAGACCTCGATCCAACGATAGGTCGCATTAGAGCCAACATCAGTGACCTAATGACCGGCGAGAAAACAGAGCGGGCACAGCCATTCCTAAACAACCCTTGGCTGGAGTACGCTATTGCAAACTCTGGCTTGGGTCGAACGCTCAACACCATTCGTACTGCCACCGACCCTCGCAAGTACGACACGATCCCCTGGAAGCTACTGCTGAACCTCGGTACGGGTGTGCGAGTCGCAGACGTTTCGCCGTCAGCACAAGATGCCATACTCCGCGAACGATTGGCTAGAGTGATGAAAGACTTCGGCGGTAGAATGTACACTCGCCCCTACTTCCCAGATTATGCTCAAGAAAGCTGGACACCAGAGCAAGCCGCAGACGCTGCGAAGATCGAGGGCATTATGAAACTGCTAAACCAGAGAGCCACTGATAGAAAAAGAATGGAAGCGGCGCAATAAAAAAGGGGAGGTAGCCACACACAAAAGCCACCTCCCCCGACAGCCAACGATCTAGTGGACAACTAACGCTAGATCGTTGGACCTTGAGGATCAACGATTTCTGGTTGGAAGTCAGGCTCTGGGTCTGCCTCTTCAATAATTGGCAAGCCTTCGTCCGACCATTCGACATCAAACAATTCTTCGACCAACTTGACTTCACCGAAGCCAGGAGGTGCGAACGTGTTAATTGTATCGACCGCTTTGAAAGAAAACAACGGTCCTTCACTCTTGTTGCCACCATCATCCACGTACACAAGATGAATGCTGGCCTCTACGTCTTGCGGCACAATAAAGCTGGTCTCAGTATCATTAACATCCAGTGGGTGCTCTACCTTCTTACCATCGAAATGGACACATAAGAGCTGAGACTTTAGGTCACCAGCCTTAGGAAACTCTGGCAGCGACACCGAATAAACCAAACCGTCACGCACATCAGCCATAAACACCTCACCATTGAGAACAGGTAATACACTCGGAGGAACAGGTAATGTCCTGAAAAAACTCGTTAGCCAATTCAGCAGCCAGTAAAAAAGCTGTCTCACTTTTTTGCCTCCTGCGACTGATAATTCATGCAACGCGCCATGATCTTGTCGGCCACAGCCATCGCTACATTCATAGTGAAGCCCACATGCTCCACCTCGTTCTGGCTGCGAGGCAGCTCAATCATCACGATCTGAGTTCCGTCGTAAGCATTCTGACCTACGATCTGTCCCAAGGTGACATTAGGTTCTTTGCTGTACACACGACAATTTTCTGGATCGCTCATAATTGGCTTCCCCCTGTATTGTTCCAAACCAGAAGGTTTCTTCGAAAAGCATCACGCGCGCGCGCATCCCACGATCCTCTTCTAACTATAGTGAGGATGTATTGGTTACTGGTGTATTGATTCCAACCAGATAACCTAAGGGTAAGTTAGAAATACACCGACTCATTGGCTTCCTAAAAAGTTGATGGAAGCTTTGTCGGTGCGCAGACATACAACTCCCCGCTACCAAGTGGTAAAACGAAGTTGTGTCTGCACAGCTATCAAAACTACAAGTACGCTCTTATGGCGATAAAATGTGGATAGTGTGCATCGTACTGGCGCATTATACCGTACGACCTGGAAGCTGCTTCGACTAGAAAAATGCCTAGCCCCCGACTCGGATCTCTTCCTTAGACCTATCCTGTGTTCTTCGTCGGCTCCCCCCAGTGAACACGATTTCGAGAGTGACGCTGAAGTGTCTCAGCTTTCGCCTACCCGTCCATCACTCAAGTCCCTCATCACAAGCCGGTCGATACCCTTTAAGGTTCTTCCTACGCCAAGCCAGATTTAGATCCGGAAGCCCCTTTAAGGGCACAATGACGTAGCTTGCTCAGGCTCCTTTTTTAGCGTGCGGATTTCCACGCCCACTGTCCTAGCCGTGGCTGCTAACCGATCGAGCAGGAATCGAACCTGCGTTACCCAAAGCAAGGAGGTTGGTCTACCACTGACCTATCGATCGTAGTTGGTGATAACACTACGTAGTGTACGCACTGTTACGGGTTGTAGGCAATTAGTTGTATTCAATAAATTCAAAAATTGTTCATCTTTTTTTCGCTTGTTCGATCTTGCGTATTAGATCGCGCTGGCTCCAGGGTGGACGGCAGGTGTTATTCCATTCCATTAGTAAATCAAGAGTGCTCTGTTCACTCAGTCCAAATCCGTCTAAGAGAGCCAATGCCGCAGTGTAGGTATGGGTGTGACCGAATTGTCCTGCAACGGCAGGGCCGTGTGCTATGAGCCAGTTTCGGGCTTTCTGGACAGTGTATTCAGTTACATCCTTTTTATTCCTCCGAGGAGTCATAACTGGATCTAGTGTCTTGGGCTGCATGCGCCTTAGGAGTTTGTCCAAAGCGTCAGAGCAATCATGTATCTGGGTATGCCAGTTGATTCGCTTCGAAGTAAAAGCAAAAAACCTATTGCGACCATAGACTTCCAAGCCAGGATTCTTGCCCGTGACGTTAGGTGCGTCGATTTTTGCCTTGAGCCGAATCCCAGAAGGTACATCACCTATGCCATACAGTTTGATGCCAGTACCGCTTGGGCTTATTTCTACGTAACTATGGAATCGATCTAGGATCGAGCAGGCCCAAGGGGCAAGTGTCTTACCATGTACGCAGCCATCCAGGTCTATACCAAATAGTCCATTGCCGTCGCCTAAGATAAAACCTAGACCCTCGTAGCGGTTTCCTCGCTGGAGGAATCGTTGATATGCCTCGTCGTAGCCACGCCACGTCGTTGGGTTGTTGGTTTTTGCTGGCTCCTCAGTGCGGGGATCTATCGGGACTTTGATTTCAGCACCGTCTCGATGCCATATTCGCCAAACAACCCAATTCGGCAGTGCTCGCATCACGCAAGGAGGAGACTCCTGCCACACTGGTTTTAGTTCTCTTGGAGATTCGTTAGTTCTGATTGTCAGTATGTGGTGCCTGGGCTTGGTACTCACTATCGCACTCCGAGCACTGAACAATTTCGGGATGGAAAATAAGCGACTCATTGAATTCTTCTGGTAGGTTGTTCTGTTGTGCTACCTGAAGCCAGAGTGCTTCTCCAGGATGGGAAACGATTGGCATTACTATGTTTCGATGACCGCAGTTTTCGCAGTCGAAGTAGCTACATGGGTGCAGCTCAATCTTTTCTTTTGCCATAAAGATTCTCTTTTCGGAGGCAGTAAATACAGGGAAATATGTAAATGCGTTTGTCGCAGCCTTTGCAGCGACGTGCGCGACTGGGATCTATCTGGCGGAAGTTGTCTATCGGTTCAGAATCTATTTGCTTGCGAGCTTTTATCTCTCGTAGTCGGCGTTCAATCTCGAAGTGATTTGGCTTCCAGGGCGGATCGTTCTGTGTTGAGGTCTCGGTGGATCGCTTCGGATTCGGTAAATCGTTTCTTGGCATACCTTGCCTCCAGCTTTGGTATTAGCGTATCGATAACATCCTGTAGAGAGTAGCCTGTGGCATTGAGCGCCAGCACCACGTACCAGATTACGTCACCGCACTCTTCCAGTACGTTGACTCGATCAAGTGGCTTGCCATAAAAAATATGTTTCTTCACTTGGTCGAGCAGTTCACCAGCTTCAGTAGCGATGCCGGTTGCCCCATGCAATAGTCGTATGTTGTTGGCTGCGCGAGCTGCTTGGCTTGCATGATCGTCAGCCTCAGTCCGTAGACATTTATCTTCAAATTCTTTGATGTTCATTCTTGGCTCCTTGCTTCTGTTGTCCAACCAAACTTAGGATCAAACTTAGATCTACTCTCGACGGTATAGATTGTTTCTTGTCTTAGAATGCCTACAGGAAATTCAAGTTTGTTGTCGGTGAAACTCTTCTCAGTAAACACACAGTGATTATTTGGTGCGATGACCAGCGAACCATCGTTACACTCGACAAAGTAAAACTCTTTTGCTTGTGCAGGATTCTCTGAGAACCCATCACCAACTGGTGCTACTGAGAACAGGTAACGCCCACGCAGGTCGATGTCCTTCATCTTGACTCGACATACCAGTCCGCTTAGATACGAATACTCTAAGCATGTGAAATCGTAGCCGTAACAATCCCATAGCTGGCAATCGCTAGCAGTCCTGGCAGGTGATCCTGTTTCGCAGAATGAGATCGCGTGTGGTGGTAGGTTCCGATACACGGCACCACACTCCAGAAGCACAGTGAGACCCCATGCTCGACCAGGATGTGAGACCAATCCAAACCACACCGCAGGCACCAGAGCCCCTTTCGTGCCCGTCAAAAATTGTGGCTTGACATACACGTACTTGTGCTTTGGTATCTCCCCTATTAAATGATTCTGTTGCATCATCAATTCCCCTGAAATAAGGCCGCCTGCTTAGGTTGTGCAGTGACTGCATAGGGTGTGGTTGTTCACTATGGATTTTTCAGATTCTTCTGATGTCAGTCGCATTTCGATAACCTCCATTTCTCTTGAAGTAATTTCCTCAGGCGATGGCATGCTTTCGCCGGTGTACCATGAATAAAAATCGTCATCGTCCTCGTAGGATAGAAACGATGGCCAAGGCAGAAACTTCCTAGTGACTGCAACAGCCCTTTTGTCACTCACGATGCAAACCCCTGTATGATCTCGAAGCAGTTGCCGTCTCGCATGATGCTGAGTGCAGCGCCATCACTGGCTACCGCAACCGACTTGCACCTTGACAGAGCCTGCTGAAGATAGATTGAGTTGATCGTTACCTTGGCCTGTGCATGATTGCATGGTGTCGTTGCCCTATACTTGGCCTTGGGTGACTGATGTGTTGCTATGATCTCAGTGGAAGTAAACTGAAGTGTCACGCCCATCTGATCCTCCATAGACACAACCGCTGCTTGATTTGCAATCGTCTTTAGTTCGGCTAGGCTGGCCTCGCTGTAACGAAAGGTTGTTTTGGTCATTTCGCGAAAAGTCTTCGTCGAAGGAAAGCGACCTTCCGCTCGTCGGCATAGGAAGCTCATGTTATCCGCTTCAATGCCTACCCAACTTTCACCTATGCAGAGCCGACAGCTTATCTGCTCATCGACAATCTCTATAATAGCCTTGGCTGATTGAGCAGGCAGTAGTGCAGTGAAGGTTTCGCATTCCGATGGCACCTCGATCCAGGTTATCCTACGACCGTCTGTTGCCGTGAATCGCAAGACACCCTCTTCCTTCGAGCCTTCGATGTATACGGCGTTAAGCGCGAACCTCGTAGACTCTTTGTCGATACAATGTATCACCGACTCTAAGCACTGGCATAGCTGCTCAGAGTCGATTTGTGTGGTGTAGACACGGCTCCAGTCGCACGCACCTGGGAACTCATTTAGATCGCTATGCACTTGCAGTTCGAAGCTTGCTCGGCTATCGGTGATGCCTACCACTTTGCCGTCTAGCGTTAGCTCTACGTTATCGCCCGTCATGCGAGAGACAATATCGCGCAGGTCAGAGTAAGCCAGTAGTGCAATGCCTGGCTCCGTCGTTTCGCAAGGTGCGATCAGCGTTAGATACTGAGCTAGATCTGTACCGTGTAGGTGAATCTCCGACTCACGAAATACGATCTTGATCTTGGTTAGCACTTCCTTCGGGCTGCTGGTTGGTATGACTTGCGACATACGGCGCAATAACCTCGATAGCAGTTGCCGTGGTACAGCATTGGTCAGCATGGTTTAGAGCCCTATTGATGGAGTTTACAAAATCGAGAATGTCATCCAGACGAAATGTCACAAGCCATGGCTTATGGTTGCGACGATGGAAAACAGCAGGGCATCCTTGCCCCTTACTGTCAAAGACCGCTTGCTCGATCGCTGGGTAGATCGATAAGCGTTCCTCCCTCTTGCACTCGATATGGATACCTGGGATACCCACAACATCTGAGTCGCCAGCCTTCCCGTTATACTGAGCCGTCCTGCGAGCTGTGATCGGTAGCAGCCCCATCAGTTCCTTCGACAGCTCCAGCTCCCCACGCTTCCCCTTGTTCTTGCTCTTGCGTCCCACCGATCTTGACTCCTAGTTTTGTGGTGAGTTCGATTCCATCCAGGTTCCCACGTAGGTATTCGTGGACAACCTCCAGCTCGTTTTCCTCAGCTCGCAGTAACGCCGCCACCGTGTAGAAGTAACGATCGATTATGGTGATTAAGTTGATCACTAACATCTTGGCTGCTTCGATGGCGATGTACTCGTCGGTGGTGATGTTTCTATTTGACCCTTGCTGTTCCATGTGACACCCTTGAAAAAGTAGTACTCATTTCCCTGGATCGAAGTCGCTCGATATCCCGTAGCCCTTAGGAACAAGTGAGTGGGTAGCATAGACTCATTGACCATGATGCAGATCCGTCTACGTCGCTCGGGTGTCAGCTTGCGTTCGATCGTTCGCAGCAGTGCTTTACCGACACCTTGCCGTTGATGTCTTAAATCAACAGCCAAGCGTAGTACCTCGAACCGATCGTCGAGTAGTTCATAAATGATATAGCCAAGGATCTTGCTGTCCTGACTATCGACGGCGACCATGCCGATATTGTTTCGCACCCTAAGATACTCACGTATCTGGTCGGCGTTCATCGCATCCTCGAAGCATTGGCTTTCTATAGCCACGACCTGCGGTAGATCCGCAACAATCATCCATCTAGTCATCATGTCCATACAACCACTCCTTTTCCGTCGTGTCAGTCTAGCGTAGAGATATCCCTACTGTCAAGATAAAAAATACCGCTAGGTGGGAGTCGAACCCACGAGTCTAGTCTTGTCGATCTGTCTAAGCCGCCGACTTCTAGCGGTGTGAGTCATGTTAATCTCACTGGCTATTCGCTTAATACCCGAGTCTAACTACCAAACAACCATCATTGAGACTCGACACAGAAACCGTAGTCATAGAAGGAGGAAGGGTAACACGAAGACCAGCACCCCAGCCACCGGCCTCAATTACAATATCGCCTAAACGAATCTCAGAAACGCCCTCAACTTCTATCTCCTCCCCATTGAACTTTTTAATAATTAACATGCAGTCTCTCTCAAAATATTGGTATAGTCCGACTTTAAAATAGACACCTTAGTCTCTGATTGGGGTCTTATCTTTTAGCTTGAGATCGCCCACCATCATCGTACTTAAAAGAATCAGTATTGTTCCTGTCGATTGTCGAGTGCATCACAAGATCCTGATGATAACAGTTGATGTTTTTTGGCAGTTGTGCATTGAGCTAGATAATTAGCAAGCTTGAATTCTGCCATAGCCACGCAAGATTTTCTTGTGCGATGGTTTTCACATAACAGTACTTCGCGATCTTCGATGTAGGCTCGCCATCGATTGAAAAGTTCACCGTGTTTCTCGACGATTACTGCTGGTGTATCATTGTTGTCCTTGGTATCTATAAGCCAGTAGCTGCATTTCCGTTTTAGTCTCAATAGTTTCATAAGGAAGTTATCGTAGATTAGTTTTGCTATGCAATCCTGTTCGGTCGTGCTTCCTTTCTCTTCTTCGTGACTTATGAAACCATCAACGTAATTCATTCTCGCGTTCCTTTCAGTGTAGATAGTTCGATCTCTTCTTTCTCACTTTGTCATTTTATCCTGCAAAATTTCAAGCTTGATAATCAGCTTCTCAAGGTCGCCCGCATGTTGTTTATTTTGCGATTCTAAATTATTCAGGATTTTTATTAGCTTGTTTTTTGGTTCATTCATGTCGCAGGATAGTTGTCGAAGTTTTTCAGATGTCATCGTCTATTCTCCTAAGTGAAATTGCCGGAGCCTATCCCGGTGAAAGGCGAAAATAAACTACTCAGGTCGCACAATATCAACAATCCATTGCTTGCCGATGTACCGCACCCAGCCTCGTGCTTCACAGCCACAATATCCTTCGCCGCTCACGGACACTGTCTCGCAGCTTCTCCGACTCAGGTATTCACACAGCGACGCGAATCCTGTTTCGTTATCCGGATACTCAGTGACAGTGCGATGTTCTTTCCTCGACAATGCGATCAATTGCTTTGCTGTCCATGTGCCACTTTTGTTGCTCATTGTCTCTACTCCAAGTGAAAAAGCCGGAGCCTATCCCGGCGGTGAAGGCAAGTAAGAATCTGGTTATCATTTATAATCTTGACTCATGCGACACTGTTCACAGCAGACCGTCGCCTCATCTGTATCCGCGCCACAGGTTTCGCAACAAAACACATTTCCCTCAGCGATGTTGATCGAATCTGATATATCTCTAACCATATCCCTAGCTAATCGATCGTCATACTTGTAGTTGTAAGCAAAAAACCAATCGCGAATTCTTTTCAGAAGATCAACAGTCGCTTTGTCCATGTTGCTTATGTCCTTAAATTTCTTCAATAACAACTGATTGCCAGTCGTCATGGTTGGGCAACACGCAGTTCCACGGTTCGAAAACCATGTCTTGCTCTGTCGCATCGTCTGGATACTTGGCGAAATAATACGTCGATGTTCGGTCGCTTTGATCGTATCGACGACACCAGAGACCGTCCTCATCCACGGCGTGATACTCCAATACAATCTGGCCTCCGCTTTCTGGAGACGAATGAAACTTCAAACTGGAAACGTAGTCTTGCGTAATTCTTTTGACACTACTCATCGTGATCACCTGAGGTACTTGTAGATATTAGATTTCCTTACCAGCAAAGATTTCATTTACCTGTTCTCGAATTGCGGCTGGCAATTCATTGAGTCGATCATGCTCCATGTACTCATTAATGACAAGCCACGCTACTGCGTCCTCTGTTGATAACTGCTCGTAGGTATCTTGGTTGCCTGCCCACTGACTTGTCCAATGCTTGACCCAATTGCCGGACTTAGTGTAGTACAGTGTTTCATGCTCCCACTCGCTTCCTGTCGACAAGCTGATGTAGTTTCTGCCGTCGTGTGTTACTTCTTCACCGAATTCAATTGCCTTGTCATCATCGAACCAAGATCCTGAACCGTCTGTTAGTGCAATTTTTCCCATGTTTTTGTCCTCGTAAAAAAGTTGTTGTCACAGTTGCCAAGGAAGGCATCTATTGAGAGCAGCAGTATGCCAGTCGTAACCACTACTACCGCCTCTGATTTCCCAGGTTCGATCTTCTAGTTGTTGCCAAGTTCTCGCTGTCATTACAGAGCCTCGGCTCGAACAAAATGGATTAGAATCGTGATTCATGTATGCTCTGGCTCTATCTCTAGCGTGAGCCTCGTACCATGCTTCTTTAAATTTCTCAATGGTGCATCTTGACATCTGCCATGCCTCCCTCGTCACCGAATTAATTGATGCTTTATGGTTTCTTTGGCGATGAATCAGGATTTGTACGGTCAGGTGAATCTGTATTAACGATGTGCTGGATTAGATTGGGGTAAAGGTTTCGGCCCTTGACTCTCTTAAGTGAGCCATCGTCTAGTTGAATCGAGAACGTGTGTTGCCCTTTCTCTGCTCCGTAGGAATGGCGAACGACAACACCAGAAAACTCCTTATGTCCAACAACTCTTGGCTTTCCTACTTGGCGACCCCGAAAAAAGGATCCGCCCTGAAAGACTGGAAGTTGGAAGCGAACGCGATCTCCTGTTCTAATTGCATCTCCCATGTAACGTCTGCCTATGAATAGAAATAATGTACGTACAATAATGCTCCCGAATATCGCATCGGGAGCCACCGCGCTTTATCGGTTAACTAGCGAATCACACTTGGTACTGTTGTTTTAATAATCTAAATTCTCAAATTCATACACGACTGATTTAATGTCTGACTGTTTGTATCCAAATCGCGTCATCGCGGACTCTATAGTATGCGTTGTCCATCCCAGATCCTTGGCTTCCATTGCACACTCTCTTGCAGTGCCGTTCCAATTCCAAGATGAACATACCTCATCTTCTTTTTGTCGATCCTCAGTTTCTTGACAAATCACACACTTACCGATAGCCGAATCATGGCAGTAACATTTGTCTGATTTAATTGTCTTTGCTTTGCTCATAGTGTTGACCTTTTATTTGTATTTGTCATTCGATGCTATTCGTACTGCTCGCCAGTCGAAGCACACAAGAAGCGACCACGCGCTTGTTCGTTAAGCTTATTCACCTCGTTAGCCATAGATACACCGAGAGGAATGATAGTCGTCGCTGTCTGCTTCAGGCTCCTACGCATGCGATAAGCCTTCTCTACGCACTGCTTGACGTTGCGAGATACCCAACTGGTATCTTCTGGATTTGTCTCTTCGAAACCATACTTGGCTTTGTGAATATCCCACACTGGAGACAACTCTTCGCGAGTCGGTAGTGGAAAGTAAAACGTATCTACAAACCGAGATCGCAAGGCAGCGTCCAGGCCATCGATTGAATTACTGGTCGCAATGAATAGTGCGTTGTCGTTGGACAGTGCCGAGATCAAGCGTAACGCCGCACGTAGTCGGGTCTCACTCTCACCGACATACGAACCTTTCATCGCGCCAAGATCCATTCGGATGACGAGACGGTTGAACTCAACACCAACTGACTTGGCGATTAAGCTTTTCCCTGTACCTGGCAAACCTGTCAGTGACACGCAGTACGAATTGTGATCCTCGATGTAAGACAGCAGAGAGCCAAGTGCATCGGCGTTGATGCCGTTGGTATCTCCCGTATGAGCTAGACCACTCTTCTCGATCTCGTCAAGCCACACGATGATCTGTGGTGGCTTAGGCCCGTGCATCAATTCGGTGAAGTATCGCTTGATACCATGCAGCCCACCCACCTTGTCGAACCCATCGCCTTGGTAATGAACACTAAGTCCTTGAGTTTGATCGACGAGTTGCTTCTTGAGCGACCACAGCTTTGGCATGTTGTATCCATCGGCTTGGATCGCTAACGATAAAGCCTGCTCCGCTTGGAACAGTGGCAAACCAGCAACTGCGTCGATGACTGGTGTAACATCTTCCGGCAAAGCGATACCGACCGAGCGACATATCTTTGTTACCGAGTCAAGATAATGCTCACTTGTTGGCAGGTCGTCATCGAGAATAATAACATCGTTGCGTAGGCACTCTGGTATGACGAACTCGTTGTCCAGTAGGATCAATGTGCGACCGAGAGCAGCGTAGGCGTTACGCAGATTCATGATCGCTTGCTGAGTTGCATGATTCCTCAATAGATCATTAGCATGTTGTACAATCAGCACCGTTCCAGTCGGGAACTCCATCGCTAGGTCAAGCATGTTCTGTGTGGCGACCTTGCCGAACTGCTTGATCGTGTTGTTAAGGCTATCCTTCCTGGCTCCATCTGGTAGGTGCGATACAGCTTCGGTCACAGCTTGCCACCCATTGACGGATATCTCCGATGGTGTATTGGTGTCTCTCGCATGACCGAGATCGAAACCGACTACATCATCCCATACAAAAACAGGAAATGAATCTAGTTGTGGTGGGATGTCACGGCGAAGAGTAATAGGATCAGGACTGTTGATTGCCAGCAGTGGAGCACTACGGCGCTTATGAAAAAGAATCTTGCTGTAAATGGTCTCAGTCATTGTCGTTGCCCTCAAGTGTTGCCTTCTGTCCTTCAGCGAAACGCTTCGCCTCATCCACGCCTCGTTGTGTCAGTTTGTAAAATCGTTCGCCTACGTTGTTGCCGTAGATTGGTTCGATGAATCCGTGTTCGATTAATGCTCTGGTTGTCTCGCTCCCAGCCTGTCGGCGGTGAGCAAACTTCCTTTCGGTCAGGATGCTGACTAGCTCCTGCATGGCTTGTGAATCGATCATTTGATTTTGAATCCTATTCGCTCGATGCCGATTGGATCGTAAAGTATTGCAGCGACTTCCTGCCTAGTCATGGGCTTTCTCGTCGCCTGCAATTCCTGTTTGACCCAAGAGGGGTTCATGTCCACTTTCATAAATGGCACATCGTTTTGTTGAAAGTACTCCATGCACATGTCGATAATCTTCCGATACTCTTCGATGGTGGTCTTCCTGGTTACACCATTGACGCATTTGGCTGAGATGATTAGATCTCGTTGTTGCTCCCACCACTCCGCTCTAGGTAGCCAGATGATAAGAGCTTGGTTCGCCACAAATTGATCAACCATTCTCGTTCCCTTTCGAGTGCTTCGTTGCGAGTTTCAAAGGGCCCTAGCACTGGCCCACCTGACGGCCCCATGTCAGCGATCCATGCTGTTCCTTGAGGTTCTACATGGCTAGCTCGTTTGATATCTGTTGCGCCGAGCTGCTGTAGAAAAATTAGTCTGTCGTCGTAAATTGAATTGATTTGCATTTCCATCTCCTCCCGAAACAAAAACAGGCGAGATAGATCCATCTACCCCGCCTGCTCCCAAGTTACTTTTCACTGGCTACTCGGTCTCTCGCTCTCGTACCTGCTCCTTCTGGTAATACTCATCCTTAAGTATTTCACTAGTTGCCATCCCTAGTGCATGGCTGATCGGTGCCGTATGACTCTGGCATGCACTGCCAGCGCACGCCTCCACCTCGATTAATGCTTCGCCCCCTAACGGGAACGTCGCTTTGATCAAGCTACCGTCTGGATGCCGGAGCCCTACCAGTCGATTCGTTCCACTGGTTGTGTCGAACTCCAAACAGTTTCCCTCTCGCATGCCAACGATGCGTACAGCATTAGCTGCATACGCCTGCTGGAATCGCGTGACATCATCCTTCCTGCCCCACCGTCCGTTGTAGTCGTCGTAGATCGCTCCACGCTCGTTGAATACAACAGGATAAACCCATCCCTGGAAGTGAACGAACATGCCATTATACGTGCCGTCGTACAATCGGACGCTGCCAACCGAAGAACTGTAGTTCTTAGCGTTCATCTCCTTAGCAGCAGCTTCCAACGCCTCACCGACCTTGACCTCAACCTTGACCGTCTGCGAATGGCTCATAGCCACCTCCTAAAATGAAAAGACTTTGTGGAATTTATAGTCACTACGTAGCGATGTCAATACTGTTCAAAGCTGAATCATGCGATACGGTGCATCCTGCACGAACTGGCTTACGTTCTCGTGTAGAGGAGCCAGTGATTGAGCGATTGCTGTTCGTACAGATGCTGACCGAGCAATGGCTACCGAGCCTCTGGCTGACAGAATAGATCTAGCTTGATCGACGACATCCTGTATCGCTCTACTGCTACCTAATCGAACATCAGCAAACCGATCGAGGAAGTTATTGAGAGGATCAAACATATTAGTGCGGAGCTGCTTGCCCTGAGTGAGCTGACTGGCGATACTCCCGAGGATATCTTGTAGCTCACTAGCCAGTGCTGCTGTCGTTTCCTCGATAGCCTGCTCCATCATCGACGCAAACCGACGCTTCTGCTGCTCGTATAACTCAGGGTTAAGTCGTTGAAGTCGCTCGTCAGGCCCGATCGACGGGTACGATACCGATATAGTAAACTTGCCGACAAAGGTTCGTGGGTAATAATCCTCGCGGAATGGTCGACCTAACTTGCGACGGGCATCATCTACTAGCTCGTCACGATGCGAGTCCAGTGTCGTCACCAGCGTTTCAAGAATCTGGCACTGCTCGGTAATGTACTGTTGAAACTTTTCCAGATTATCAATGTGCAGTAAGCGCACCGAAGGCTCTGGGTAGCTTACAGTTTTTTCCTTGAACTCGCGTTTGACCTTACTCATGTGGCTGGTTACAGCGGAATAGGCAGGGTGCTTGGTGTTGACAATCACCTGCATTGCCTTGATACGATCAGCACTGGCTTCTAATGTTCGGGCGATATCTGTTATGTAGCTATCTTCAAAATTCTTACTCGTGCCGAATCGTGTCATGTCCATCTGTACGGCGATGGTCTGTGCCTGCAATTGTTCTGTTGCGTTGTCGTCGAGAAGCATGTTCATTCAAGTTTCTCCTGAAAAAAAGTGAGCGGGCATCAACCCTGTGCCCGCCCTAGTAATTATTGCGAATCAAATTGTGAATCAGTTACGCTGTGACTTCTTGTTCCTCTTGACGCTGCGGGCTGCTAGAGCCCATCGGCATGAGGATGCAAGTCATACCATTAGTTACGAATCGAACAGCATTCGTCCCTCCGTAATACATAAAGTCTACAGTGTCGACGGTCGACTGCTCAATCATTTCTCGCACCATCTCACCGTCAAGGGTGACAGTGAAATTTGCATCACCGTCTTCTCGTTCGCATTCGAGTGACACTTTAGCTTTACCTACCGAAGCAGTCGAAGCACTGATCTGTAAACTTCGACCACTTGCTTTCCATGTGGTGGCACGGTTGTCGTCAGTTGAAAATAGTGTGGCTCGCTTAAGGGTTCCCAGTAGCATAGTGCGATCGATCACACGTTTGGCTGCTGGCGATTCGGAGGGTTGTTCTAAGATTTTGTTGTAATCTGGGAATCTTCCCTCGATCAATCGGCATGCAACTTTGATATCACCGCTGACAAACAAAGCCATATTCTGGTTCGCTGCCATTTCCGTTTCCCCTAACTTACTAATCCGCTTGACCACGGTGCTGGGGATCATCCAACTTCCCTGCACATCATTCTCGAAGGGGATATGGTAGTGCATGAGACGGCGACTGTCTGTCGACACAAGCTCAAGGCTACTATCTGTAGACTTGAACAGTACTGACTGGAGCTGATAGCGACCTGAACCTGAATCGGCGGCTACGGTCAATGCTCCAGCCCTTGATAAATAGTAGGCTGGTAGAGTAAGATAGTCGTGACCGACCGACGGTAGGGATGGCAAGTCCGAACCAAAGTTAGGCACAACGAACTTGTCATCATGGTTCTTAACCACTAGGCCGGTGGGGTTATCGCGATTACCTTCCACCTCGATCGTTAGTTCGTCCATGTCGCAAGCTTTGATTATTTTTTTGAGCAGTGTGGCGTTGACTACGACCTGCGATGTCAAGCGAGACTCGCAGCTTAGTACGTACTCTGCCTGTGCCTCTCCGTCGTAGCCGCTGACAGTTAGTGAATCACGATCAATGACCAGTTTGACGCACTCAAGCACTGGCTTGGCCGATGTCTTGAGGGTGAACTGGGAAACGAAATCGACAGCCTTGGTAAAATTAAGTCGATCAATAGTACATCGCATGAGGAACCTCCGATGAAATCAAAACAAACGGTTGAGAAAAAACTAGAGACCCTAGCTCGCATGGCTTGTGCCAATGTCAGAGCGATTCGTAATCGTCGTGGGTATACCCAAGAGAAGCTAGGTGAATTGACCGGATATGGTCGAATCAGAATTGTCGAGATTGAATCTAGGCGTTACTGCCCTACGCTGCCTACGCTGAACACTCTGGCTTGTGCTCTTGGTGTTGAGGTAGTTGATCTGCTTGTGCCGCAGGCTGATGCTTCGTACGATTAATCTTGTACTCGATTGGTGCATCGATACCAATCATTCCCCTCGATTTCAATCGCTTGAAAGCAATCTTTATGACAGTCCCGTCTGGAGCAATAATCTCTACGACACTGTCTTGCTTGACACCGATAGTTAGCACTTTGAAAACTCCTTTGCTAAAGCGTCTTCGGCCTGCTGTGTTGCAAGCCGCATGGAAAACCGTTCCCCTTTCCAGCCCCATTTTTTTGCAGCGGTGGGAGCCTCGTATCCTGTGACCTTCTCCCAAATTTCACAGATCTTATTGTAACAAGAGTCGGCAAACACCTTGTTGCTGCTGAATTCAAGTATTCGGAATCGCTCGATCAGAGCTTCATCAAGCCCGTCGATCTTGTTGCTAGTTCCCATGACGATCGTGTTCCGCCTTAAGCTCGTCTCTGGGTCAAGTGCATCCTTTAGAAATCGCTGAACCTGTGGAGACAGGAACTCGCATTCCTCAAGGATCACTAAATGAAATCCACTTGGGCTACAGTAAGCAAGGTCACGTAAGAACAGCGTCTTGGCATCTTCTATACCTAGCAGAGTGCATGGGACATGATGCAATCCCGTGAACTCATCTTCGCAACCAAGCGATTCAGAGATAACTCTCGTTGTTATAGTCTTGCCAGTGCCGGGATCTCCTACCAGCATCCAGCAACCACGCGAAGGATTCTCAAGTAACTGCTTTAGTGATTCGATTGGTTGACCAACAATATCATCTAACGAACTTGGCTTGAACACTTTGTTTAACTTGACCATTCACTTACTCCTGTAAACGAAAAAGGGTGGAAGTCACTCGCTCCACCCCTATACCGCTGACGCTGCAAATTTTCCGCATCATCAAGACATACTAATCAGTTTATGTTTAACTCAATCTTCGCTATCCTCTTCAGTGTAAAGATCATCTACGTTCTCAACGCCAGCTTCCCTGAGTGCTCTGACAATGAACTGGCATAGACTCTGATCGTCATCTGCGATCATCGCTCCGTACCAAGACATCCTAGTGTAAACACCCTGGGCAATATTGAGTAATGCCCGTGATGCTGCGATGATACGCGCATTAGCTTCGGCATATTCTCCTGGTTGTACTTGACATATTAGTTCCTTGGTAACAGCTTCGACAACACACAGTGGATCTTCTTTCGATAGCTTCCATACAATGCCAGTAGCTACTGGTGGTCGTATAGCGATCATGTCTTGATCGTGTAGGATGTCTGTGTTTTTTGCTGCTGCTGCGATGTGTTCACTCGATAACGTAATGATGTCAGGTACAAAGTACTTGGCTGATCCGTTCTCAATTGCTTCTGGATCTGAGTCGTAATACATTCTGATCTCTAGTTCGTCGCCACTCTTGTCGAGCACCGGCCAAACAACTTCATCATCGAACAAGATTGATATCAAGTTCATTCAAGTCTCCTGTGTTGGTATTGTTAATAACTCTAGTTTCTAAATGGGAAAGGCCCATCATACCTTCATGCTTACTAAGCCTCAAGCATTACCGGAACTGTAAGCTAATTCGACTGTCAAGATGTGTCCGTCCTTGCTTGGCAATCAATACTCGGATGCTAGCTGAAGGGTAGATGAAGATCGATCAGCCGCAGTGATGAGAAATATATTCTCACCACCGAGGCGATAGACAGAGAAGATACGGTGCTCCTTATCGACTGCGTAATCGTTAAGCGCCTTAGTCTCTTCACAGGCATCGCCCCAGTCGTGCTGGATATGTCTTTTAAAGTACTCCTCTGGTTCTTTCTTATGTTTGAATAGCAGATCGTAGCAGTCGGGTGTAATGACACAGAAGCCAAGTGGGAATCCTTTTCTCTTACGTTTGGCTGGCATGGTTGCCCTTCCGTAGTAGTGACAACCCTACCCTTCTTTGCCGGTTAAATGCTGCACGATTCGCATATCGCGAACCTCATTGGTTAATCGTTTGTTCGTTACGAAGTAAAGAGGTCTGCTTGTTAGTAGGTTGGTTGCGATCCAGCCATTGCCCCTGCGATCCTCGATGCGAGCTACGGTCTGCGTCTTGCCGATTGTCACGATGTAGTACTTGCCTGTCATAGTTTGGCTCCAATGTGAATGAGATAGTTGGTTGATCGAATTGATATGTAACCGTTGCCCTGGCTACATGACAGCCAGAACAGAGAATCAATGTTAGTAGGGCGATCCATCGCATGATGCTATCCTTACCTTATACTTATCGCATGAAAACAAAAGTCGATGCCAAGTTATTCACAAAATCGTTTCGTTCATCTAAAGTTTGAAACTCTTTGGAGTGATAGAAGTTTGACCCGCGAAAGGCATAGTTGACATAGAACTTCCCATCCCTCTCGAAAAAGTAGTACCTGTCACGCTGATACCAAGGGGTGTCACGTTTGCTCATACTTCCCTTATCCTATCTAAGACATCACAAGCATCGAGTAATGCTTCGTGATTGGTTTTGTTTGACAGAAGCTGCTCGTCAAGTGGGCTGCACTTAGATCTACAAATCTCAAGCAATTCTTTGAGTGAGCAGTAGAGATCCGGTGCTGCTGCAATGAGGCGAGCGTTGGCATCATCCTCATCTTCATTGAAAGAATCGAAGACTTTGGCTATTGAATAGAGGACTGTTTGTCCTGGCTCCAGTCTCATGCGACCAGTCTCAGGAAATATGAAAAACCGATTGTCATTGAAGTCACTTCCTCTATGCCACGGCCCTGGTGTATGGCTCATAACTCACCTGCCTCTCTCAATGATGCTTCAATTAACTTACGAACTGCTTCATCAAAATCTACGCTATGCTTTGCTGGTTGCCAGCTACTCAGCACCCACTTCAGTAGTGATATGTCATCTGCTCTATCAAGTGGACTGAACTCACAAGCCCCTGTCGTACCCATGTGTGCATCCAAAGCTATAGCAAGGACGCTCCTGCCCTTTGCTTTGTGCTCAAACCATTCAGGTCTGTATGCCATTGTGCTTCCTCCAAGTATTAAGAATAGATTCGATGGTAACGTACATCGGTAGAGTCTTATAGAAGATCACCGTTTCTTTGCCGTTGATGCGAATCTCGTAGATGTGATTACTTTTGAGTACCTTGTTGGCAATGCTGAGTATGTCACTAGCCAGTGATAGCGGAGACTTCTCACAATCCTCTGGCATGTTGCTGCGAATGATTCTCTTCAATTCATTGCCCGTGTCATTGCAAATCAGACCTCGGTTGTCGAGCTGAACTAAGAGTGGCTCCATCATACTGGCTCCTCCGCTAATCTATTGGTTCCACAAATCTCATTGAACTTGTCAAGCAGATCCTGACGCAAGAACTCCAGGTGCATGTTTCCGTTAAGGAACCACTTTGCATGGAAGTAATCAGTCGATGCTGACTGTTGCTTGCTGTGGTTTGCTAATGTGATTGCATCCACAAGCGGCCCGCCGTAACCCTTCACCTGTCCTTTCCCATCAAGCAGGTGCATGATGTTATCCAGTGCGGTGAGGTGAGGCTGAAGAGTATGACTAAGACCGCCGATGGTAGTGCTGTCGCCGTACTTCCATGTGCGGAATGCGTATGAACGAATGAGTTTCTTCTCCAACTTAAACGTGTGCTTCTCGTTGGTCTTGTACTTACTGTACGCACGATGCGGCTTCCAGTACTCGTACTCTTCAAAGATCGCTTCATGCAAAAATGACTCAGCGTTCTCGATGAACGACATAAGAACATCCACGATTGTGGTAGGATTGATAGGCGGAAGCGTTTCCCTTACGCCATCGACAACGATCGAACCTTTCTCTAGTAACTCATCGAGCTGCTTTACCCGCTTGCTTGACATGAGTTTACGGATGCTCAGCTTGTCAACCAAGATTCGCCATGCGTCTAGGTGTAGAGCGTGCTCTACATCCTGTGCCGCACGTTCTTCACAGACGTTCTGTAAATTGCTGCGACCACTGTTGGGCGTAGTGTACAGATCAAAACCACGCTGACTCTTGAACTCATTTCCCAGAATCGTATAAGCATCTCGAAGAGTTCCCATTGCCTCGATGACTCTCGCCACTTGCTGCTCGTATACAGCAGCCAGTCGTGAAGCAGTGGTGTACTCTACCATTTCGGTTGATTCAACTATCATTTAACTATCTCCACTAAAAGAAAAGGGACAGCCACCTGCTGCCCCACCGTATACCACCGAGCCCCGAAAATTTTCGCATCATCAAGATGTATGAGCCAAGATCATAGCGTTAGCTTTTCTCAGACTGTCATACTGCTGAGGTGTGACAGACCCGCCCTTGCGTATCCAGTCTCTTGCGTCGTCGAGTGCATGGCGGGCTGACTCAACATCGCCTACTTCAAGATGTTCGTAGATCAGTTTGATAGTTGCTTCAATGTCCATCATTCATCTCCAGGTTGTCATCTTCTCCGCATACCATTGTGTGCAAGCTTTGTTTCAGTATTGACGGATAGAAGTGCCAGCTCCAGCTAAAGTATTGCTCGACGATGTAGTCATACTTGAATGCGATCTCATTTAGTTTTGTCAGTGTTAGGTCGTGTCTATCTGGCTTGCGGTATCCATTGAGTAGTTCATGAAGCAGACCCTCTGCGCACATCGTTAGGTGTGCGTTATGCTCGACGCTTTCTCTTGTTCTCCACTGTTCTTGATCGTAAAAGCTTACGTCTTTGTACTTCTTAGTACGCCTACGCAACTCGGCCAGCAGTCGATGTAAATTAGTTGTCATGCCCGACTCCTTCTGTGTTGTGTGTTGTAGTTCTTTTCTCAAGCATCTCTCTCATGTCATCGATCTCGTCGTTAACTTGAACAATAAGACCCGTCAGTAAATCCGTTGCAACTTCCGATAGGTAGTCGTTGATAGAGTCGGGGTAGTTTACTTCGATACGCGACAAACAATCCCATGACTTTAGTCGATACCCATTCAGGAATGCCGTTACCTGAATCCATCCGTACCACCATTCGTCTTTGAACCATGCTTTCCTGGCAATCATTAATCGTTGGAACTGTTCATCGTTGCATCCGGTAACTGACTGATCTGGATTGTGTGAATCATCGTCATCGATTTCGGATTGATTGTCGTGCCTGATTGTGGCTCGATATTCGACTCCCTTGTGGGTTGTCGTTACGTAATCATCTGGGCACACAAAAGATTTGAAATTTGGGAAGCGTACTTCCTGCTCATTGGTTGTCATGTAAACCTCGTGAAGAAATGACGTAAGGAAAACACTACCTTCGGTACATAATTAAACGGCCTGTAGCTTTGATACGATCTCAACTACAGTTTGATTGTCCATGCCTTTAGGTCTCTCTCGCTCCATGACATAGGATCGCAGCGAATCCAAGTCTCTGCACCACGTAACTGTCATCCTGCTCTGAAATGTTTCCATAGATGACCACGGAGCGCGACGAAACTTATGAGTGACCATCACATCGTACTTGTAATCCGCTGAATGACGTGTGATGTATTTGTCATAGGCTTGCATCCACTCCTCGAAGGGTAGCTCGACAAGCTGGCTGCCTGTCCAAGCATAGCCACGATGCTTTTGGCTGTACTCGGTAGGTACAAGAATCCGCCCTTCATACTTCGGATGACCATACCCATTGGGTGTGACGATCCAAGTCCCGGTCTCTCTGACGAACCACAGAAAGGGAACATCATGAGGCATCCCCTCAAGAGATGCTTTGTCGTGAACTAGCAGGTCGTTTTTGTAATGCGCAGGCCAGCCGATCTCCTCAGCCTTGGCTAGTAGATAATCATAAGGTGTCATTGCCCTCTCCTGTTGTTAGCACCATTCCCCATTGCCAATGATCCACAGCTTGCCGCTCTCAACGTCACTGAAAATTGGATTGTCGGCTTCGTCTGACGTTAGCCCATCCCGATCAGAACAAAGTCCCCACTGGATTAGCTGCGAGATGAACTTATCTTTCTTGTTGTTGTAGCTAATCAGCAACCGCTTGAGTTTCTCAGTTGCGTAACGAAACCTACCCAGATTTTCGTTTTCCTCCTCAAGAGCCAAGGCTTGGTTGTCAAGATCCCATAGCTCATGTACCGTATCAGTTACGACTTGCTTCCTGGTTCTTTTGGCTCTCGTCTGTAGTGTTATCTTGTCACTCATTAGATCCGTCTCCCCTTGCACTTTGAAAAGGTATCCATATTCTCTCTCCTGGTGCGCGATACTCCACAAGAACTGGAGCCCCATACTGTGTTACCAACTCGGCCAATTCTTTGCTGAAGTCAGCACACTCAGTGGTAACGTAACATCCGTTTTCAAAATAGACAAAGATTCTGTGTCCCATGTTTACTCCTCTTCATCGCCTTCGTCATCATCGAACCCATCTTCCATACAGTCATACGCAGTTGTGAACACAATGTCCTTGTGCGGGTTGCTCTGGCAGGACTGAACCAGCTTGGTGATCTCAGGGCCATCACCAAGAACCTTGTCTAGCTCAACCTCGCTGATCTCACCAGCACGAATCGGGTAGTACAAAGCTTCGTAATGGCTCTGACTGTCAACACCGAAGTCAACACATGCAGCCGGTGATGGCCATTGATCAAGACACACGGAGAAAATCATCTTTGCAGTCACTGGCTTGATAGAAGCCAAACCATCTTTAATGTCGGACAGGAAATCGTCGCTCATGTGTATGCCCTTGTTAGTAGTCCATTGCCTCTGCAAAATAGTCCCGTTCATGCGCTGACACCTTCTCCCATGCAGGAGTAGCAGGTGATCCCCACTCCTCGTCTGCCGGATTGGCTTTAAGATCAGCCAGTGAGCATCTCGCTTGGCTGTGGTATTCGTGATGGCCGTCGCAGTCCCTCTCTTGTGTCTCATAGATAGACCAGATGCACATCTCGTTGGGGTCGTAGCAGAACGATTGATACTCTCGCTTAGACCCCTCGTCGGTGTACCAGCCTGCACCAAAAGCCAGCTCTTTTCCTGGCGGGATGGTGATCTTTACCCAGTCGCCTCGATACATGAACCAGAATCGTGCGTTAGGTTTGCTCTCTAAATTACCCATGATATATCGCCTTAAATGGGGACACCCGTTTGGGTTCTGAAGTTACTTCAGAGGGTGTAGATGTACACTACCTTTTCTTTACAACTTCGAGATGGTGCACAAGATCATACCTATAGGTAAGCATCTTGCCCGACCACTTCACTTCGATCCAGCGATCGCCATAGGGTGAGTCCTTGGATATGACTTTACCCTTGGCTCGACCGATCGGCGATCCTCGCTTGGCTCTCATAAACTTCAGTGCTGCGTCCGTCAGACGTACAGTATTCCCTACGTTGGGCATATAGTATCTCCGTGGAAAAAGAATAGAAAAGGGGAGCGTTGGTGCTGCACTTGCACCTGCTAACTAGCCGTCGATACCTTGGCTTGCGATGCGAGATTGACCAAAGCCCTACCTAGCATCTGGTAGTTGATTGGTACTTCGTCATAGTCGATCTTAATTTCGTCATAGTCGATCCTAATTTCATCGTAGTCGATCTCGATATCGCTGTAGTTGATCTCGATTTCGCTGTAGTTGATCTCGATCCATTCAGCGATGTCCTGAGCAGGTACGTTTGCTGCGATATCGCCAGGGTTGAGTGATTTGCCAAGCTTGGCGTAGTCAATTGCATCATTCTCTTGAATCGCTTCTGCAAGGGTTTGGTAATTTATCTTGACTTCCTTGACCTGTTCAGCCACCGCTGCCGAAACAGCAGCCTCGACCCGCTGACTAATCACCCTTGCCACCACTTCGTCAATCCACTTGTTCATTCTCGCAAGCATACATTTCCCTTTCGTTACACCGGAACATCTAGCAAACACCACATGGTGTCAGTACATAAAAAAAGGGGAGCACATTTCTGTACTCCCCTCACCTCACCCCTAGTAGCCACCACAACCACTAGGATTCCACTGGCTCCGTCGCTTTCAGATAGTTATTAGCAGCGTTCATTAAGCTCTTTGCGTCATCTCGATTGATAAATAAACCTTTGTTTTTGTGTTCGTTTTCGTTTGCCTTGAGAACAGAGAGTATCAATCTAAATCCGTAGTCAGCAACCAACTCTTTATTGCAGTTGATTGTGACTGAGTTTCCCTGTTTATCAGTAAACTCAAAGTGATCTAAGCTCCAGCCAACCGAAGCATAAGTGCACTCAAACTCAACAGACTGTTTTACCTTAATCATTTCTTTCTCCTCGATAAGTAAACTAAAACACTTGGTTACTAGCGGCTCGCTTGCCCCACAAGCACCGGTATAAATAAACTTGGGGGCAGCGATCGACTCGCCACCCCTATACCGCTGACCTCGAAAACTTTCCGCATCTTCAAGACGTATAGATCAGACTTTCATTTACTTATCAAGACATTATCTAGCTCTACGATTGGCCCGTATCGCTTTGCGAAGTGCCTCAGAATTACCTGCTGGTACAATCTCAAGATAGCTGCCTGTCTTATGTGGCCAAGCCATGAAGCCAACCACTCGCTCCACGGTAGAGCAACTCGCGCAGGAGTTAGTATCTGGTAATACCTGTAGTCGCTGCGCAGCGATGGGCTTTTGACAAGAGTTACATAACCTACGTTCTGTCTTTTTCATAGAAAACTCCTTGTGAGAATGAATCGAGCCTCCGCTCCCATACCACTGACCCACAGAATTTTCCGCATCTTCAAGAACATCTTGTCGGATAAGCAGTCTTTACTAATCAGACTGGCTGCTTAGTAAATCCCTATGTAAAGGTTGACCTATGCGTAAAAGTTAGGGTTTCCCTATAGATATCTTTATTGTTGACGTTATCTAGCATCATCAACCGTCTGATTAGTTACATGTATATCTTGATAATGCGGAAAATTTCGGTGCTCGCAGGACTATGGGTGATGGGGCACGCTGCCCCAGCCGTTAGTTTCAATCTTTGGAGTTACACTTATGAGTAAAGTTGCTGCGAACTTCGCTGAGTTTGATGTTTTGTTGACAGGCTTTTATTCTGGCATTGGCGGTGTCCGTACCGTTACTCTTACAGAAGACGAGGGCTTCGACATGTCGATGCTCGACCCGAAGGATAAGACTGATGTCATGGCCCTGCTTGATTTGATCTTTAAGTATGGGCAAAACGATTTCCAGCCCAGAGATTGCCGGTCTGTTTCCGTTGGCGACATCATTCTTGTCAAGCTAAACAAAAAGGATTGCCCGCTGCGATTCTATAAAGTCCAGAGTTCTGGTTTCCTTTTACTTCGCCGTTCGAGATAGATAGGTAGATCAAGGTATATAGATATCTTGATAATGCGGAAAATTTTCGCCGTTGTCGGTACATGGGTGGCGGGGCACTTCGCTCCGCTGCCCTTTTTTTATTAGGAGTATGCATTTATGCACCGTTACAAGAATGACGACTCGGTTTTGGCGGACATGGACTACGTTGGCTTAGTCAACAAGACTAATTACCATCCCATCGTGAAAGAGATGATGATCGAGCAACTCAAGAAAGTTGTTCCTGCTCCCGAAAAAGTGAAGGCCCCACAGCACCAGGTATACAAGTTCAAAAAAGGTGATTGGACTTATACCATTGGCTGGAGCGTCTCCAAGATCACCGTCGAGAACGACAAGGTTATCTACGATCGAGACACTAACACCCGCGAAGTAGTTACCGAGCCTCGCAAAATCCGCATTCAACAAGCGGTTATGATTTGTACCCATAGCAATGGCCACCAATCCATGCGACGACTCACTGCGATTCCTCGACGTATCAAGGTTCGTGGTAAATTCAAGATTCAACTTAAGAAAACCTTTACCGATTGCCGTCAAGGTGGCCTTGGCTCCGGTCTTGATAAACACCAGTTAGCCAAGACGCTCCCTGGCAAACTCACCAAACGAGAGCGAACACTACTGGTCAGTTGGTTGATCTTCGCTCACAGTCAGATCAGAAGCTAGTTCGTAGGGCGACGGAGCCAGTCATCTGTAAAGGTGCTGGCTCTGTTTCCCTATGCGCGCGATAAAGGTCAGATCATCTGACTGACTGTAAAGGTTCTCCCTATTGAGCCTGGCTGCCGCATTTCCCTATGCGCCTGATAAAATCAGACAAACAGTTATCTTGATAATGCCGAAAATTTTTGGCCAAATCGGTATAGGGTGGCGGACTTGACAACGTCGAAACGCCGATATACTCAGTAGTCCGAACCCAACGTAGGGACGGCACGACAACGACAC